CGTAAATGAAAGCCCTTGGGCTTCAACGTTACAGATGCGCTGCTGATTACAGTAGGGCATCCGAAACTCATCTTACTTGGGCTATGCCCAACTAAGTTGAGACCTTACGAGCGGGAGTAAACTCCCCGTCGTCAGGAACGATTTGCTCGAGGATTGTCCTCGAGTTAGTCGCAAACTTCGAGAGCCAATCTTTTTGATTGATTCTCGAAGAGAAATCGCGTACACCTATATTAACTAGGTGTAACACGACCTTCGTCAAGGGGTCCCCCATGAGGACGCCTCGCGAAAGGGTGATACTGCGGATATTTTCTTTATCCGTAGCAACCCCTATATCACGAAAGAATCCGCTTGCAGCGAATTCTACGCGTCGTGGTTTATAGCACGTTGCACGTACTATACCACGTAAAACGGGTGGGATGCCTACTTTGGTCATCCACTCGTTTCCGATTATGTCCGCCACTTCGTGGTGGAGATAGTCAGTAGCCGTTTCGTAGTCCGTCGATAGACAGAACACGTCGGTGTATCGCCTCGTCACAATTTTTGTGACAGGGTCGACTATGTTTGACGAGACCTCTGCCTCGTGAAACACGAATTCTGCAATTTCGCCGTAAAACAGCGACTTGAAGAAATTCCAGCCATGGGCTTCCTTGCCCATGCCGGAAGAACTGCTCTCGACCCCTTTTTGAAGGGGCCACGAGCAGAGCGCATTGACGACGTCTAAGACGACCTTCAATGACGCGTGTCCCTTGGTGACGCTTCGCGCCTTACCAGGTTCACTGACAACAACTATCGAGACTGTTTTAAGGTCTTCGAGGTTGCTTCCAAGTACCTCCTCTAGCGCACGCCAGAAGATGTACTCTCCGGGTGTACAGTCCGCGAGATTTTTCTCGGACTCTACTACCCCGGTGTCCAGGTCGATAATTCGACATGGACGACCGATTGTACCCTCGAAAACCATGTCTTGCACGGCTTGGGTGGTACCTCCCTCTAATCTTGTCTTTTCATAACACGAGCTTGAGGTTGCACTTATCCCTGCCTTCGTTTGAAGGCCGGTAAAGGCATCGTTGGGAATCCTGCTCATTAAATTGCGGGTTGTTCCACGGATTAGTGCGCGTTCGACTTTTTCAAGCGGGACAGGCACATCCATCACGGTTTGAATGAATTTCAACTTCGTTTGGATCGCGACGATAGGTGGGGGAGATCCCGCACCTCGCGTCTGATTAAGTGTCCCTCTCACGCGTAACTGTATGTGAGGGTCCTTGATTTCGAGGTAGGTTTCGTAACTTTTACGAAACATCTCGAGGAACGGGTTCGGCACTGCCGAGCGCGTTTCCAATAGTTCATTTAGGCTGCCGTTATTTGCAGCCTCCTTGAACGCCTGCCTAGTCGCTTTAAGTTGCGAGTATGCGGTCTTGACGGTTGAGAGCGATTTATCCTCGATCTCACCGTCGATGAACTCGTCCCCTATAAGGAACGAGATACATCCGAGCACGAACCGGTCAAACTTTGACCAGGTCCAAATCTCGTTCGGGAATGCCAGATATCTTTGCTGGAAAATCCCGTCAACGGTCAATAAGAGTTGCGAAAATCTTACTGATCGTTTTCTCGTGTCGTGCGGCACATAGTCGCGCGACCCGTAGATTTTCTTGATCGTCTCCGAATTCCAGAGAGGATCATGACGGCCCAGTAACATGTATCGAATACGTGTTTTGAGCTTCTTTGCCCAGGCGTGCTCAATACACGCCTCGTCAAAGCAAAACTGCTTGAGGAGAAATCCCCAATGGGTTTTGTTGAAGACCACGTGCTCGCGCACGTCAGGGCTTCTAATGTCGGAAAAGGGCACTCCTGCCGTTCTCCGACCAGTCCACTTCGGGCCTAAAAGGCGCGAAGGGATTGGGTCCGTGAGTCTGACAACGTCAGCCTCCCAGGCGTATACGGTCGGCTTGTCTCGCGACATAGTTTCCGCATATACGAGTGCTGCGTTTATTTCAAACGCGTCCTCGTAAACGAGTCTGCTACCGCGATATTTCTCGCGGCCGCTCTCGTACTCGTCGTTCTCGTTTTCGAAAACGCTCGAGTTGGTCCCTGAGTCGGATATTTCTGACTCGGAATCATTGTCTTCTTGTACGGCTTTCATGTCGCACTCGAATGACGAGTCCAGCGCCATCGCTCTTTCTTCGATGAGGCTGTTCTCAATCTTTATGCTCGACATAGCCGAGGATAAAGCAGACACTTGGCTGGCGGAAATAAATTCCCCCCAGCGTTTGTGTGAAGGGTCACGCTGGAATTTTTCCCAGGATGTCCCTGTACTCATTTCAATGTCGAAACCGGCACTGATCAAGTCTTCCCTGTTTCGCCATACGGATGGCGACCCGGGCTTACGAAGCAAGGTGCAACTTGGCACCTGCTTCGTGGACACGTGAACGGCCCTCTTTTTGAGGATTCCGAGCAGACGGTCCGACACTTGCCTCGTATGGTTGTAACCATCGATTGCAAAGTGATACACTGCGTCGTTCAGCGCTCTGCTGACGGACGGTGGAATTGGAGGGTAAGCGATGTTAAAATCGTTCATTCTCTATGTACTTTAATGTCGCTGCTTAAGCGAGATTATT